AGACTTTACGAGCGTTCACGAATGGTGTGTCATTATAGATAAAATTGATGCCCTAATGGATGCGCTCAACGAACTAAATGGTCCGGACCCAATTGAGGGCGGAAGAATCGGCTTGGATGGCGGCTACGAGATTAACCTCGCGGATATCACCTTACCTACTGCTGTGTTCCGACCGAAGGTTGGCTGTGGACTTATTAAACTTTACGGGCTGCCCGATTTCGGCTACGGCGGAATGAGCTTCCCGCTCCCAATCGCTGGTCCTAACGGTGACGAGACCTTCGATCTGTTTGACATGCCAAACCTTTTGGAGAAACTACCAGAGATTCCCAACTTCCCTGACCTTCTGCCCCCCGGAATTACCGCTGACAACTTGTCGCTTCTTTGTGACGTGCCGCAGCTTTTTGAAACATTGTTCGACTTAATGTTCGGGAACCTCCCCACCGTCTCTGGCGCTCTTGGTGAGCTTGATGGCTTCTCACAAAACCTTCTTAATATGGATTCCATCCCCGGCGGCGAAGGCAACGGCGTAGATGCCAAGAAAATCATGTTAGCTCTGTTCAGATTTATTATTGACAAGCTTGGACTGAACCCGATGATCGAGCAGCTAGCTGATATTCTTAAGATTGCAATGTCCGCCGGCGACCTAACTCCTGCAATGATCTCCGAGATTCCAGCAATCCAGATTAAGATTGACGCGCTTATGGCTGCAGCACCCTCCATGCCAGAACTGAATGTTCCGTCCTTGCCAAGCATGGGCGGCGGCGGAGGTTTTGGAGGCGGTGGCGGCTTTGGCGGTGGCGGAGGCTCTGCTGGAGGCGGAGGCGGAGGCTCAGTTGAGGCTCCCTCTACTGCACTCCCGGGCGGCGGCATGCCCGGTGGCGGTCCCGGTTCAACTGGCGGCGGCTTAAGTGGCGGCTCTGTTGCTGGCATGGCTGAAAAGTTTGAGATTCCAACAATCACTCTGCCGGATAACATTCCAACAGGTGACTTGATGGGAATGATGTTCAAGGGCATGCAGGACAGTGTTAAGGGCGCCATCGAGCAAGCCCTCGTTGAAATGGGTAAGTCAGTCCTTCGTTCTCTGCTTGAAGACGCTGCATCAGGAGGCTTCGGCGATGCTGACATTCTCGACATGCTTTCGGAAAGCTTGGGTGAGTTGGGTGCGTTAGACGCTATCAACGCGGCTTTCAATGAGATGGGTGTTGATGAAAACGGAAAGATTATAACTACAACTGATACCACCGTAGAGATTACAATGGGTTGCGGCGAGCCATATGAACTTGACGAAGACGACCCACCATGTACTCCGGTTGAACTAGTTGGAATGATTAGTAAAAAACTTAACAGGAACGAAGTCAAGGCGTTAGTTGGCGGCATGATCGCCCCTTCTACATGTAGCCACATTGAAGAGACCATGCGAGATGGCTGTCCATGGATGATGACTGTTTTTGACGACTGCTCAAAGGTCGCGGATACTTTTGAAGTCTTAGGTGAGAAGATCAAGCCGCACATTCTGGCAAGGATTGAGTTCCCCAGATTCCAAGCAGTTAAAGATTTGAGAGTGTTATGTTGCAATACCGAACCGTATTGGCGTGATATGTTCCTCAAGAATCACCCGGGTACCGAAGAAGAGGCAAAAGAAGCATTTGATGAAGCGGTGCTAGCCAAGGTTGAAGCCCTCGAATATTTTTCACAATTGATGTCTCCGTTTAATCCATTAGGTGGCGATGGTCATGGCGGAACGATTGTGCCCTCCATGTGGCCAGAAAAGAACTGCGAAGAACGCTGCCCGGGCGAAGACCCACCCAAACCATCCCTGTTCCCAGTAGACAGCGAGATCCCGACATTAAACTTTATGAATGAAATGGCAACAAATCTTATGTATGAGCCAATCAATCTCATGTTCAAGATGGAATCGGATATGTACCCAGAGATGCTGGTTTCCGGCACCGTTCTCAAAGAAGCGATTCCTTTCTGGGAAGCAGCCGGTACTCATATGGGCGGCGGCGATGCCGGCATCAGTCGATTCGCTGAGCAGCTATTCGCGCAAGGGAATCCTCTAGTAAAATCAGACGGCACCGAATGGGGCTCTGGCAAATATAAGGATAAGATCGATATTGTACGAGGAATCTCGGAAACTAAAGATTGGAAAAAACTATTCCAAGATGACATCCATGTTCTGCAGACTCGCAACAGTAGCTCTGTAGTCCCTGTGCTTTATAACTCTTTAAGACGCTATGATTATGTTAGCGATACATGGGACACAGAGAACAAACAGTTCTCATGGAATTTCCAATACGGCGGTACCGCTGAGACCCCCTTGGGCGATGCTTGGCCAACTGTCACTTGGTCGTTAGAGCCAATGACACAAGAGGACGCTGATAAACGGAACCCGAAGGCGACAACGACGACAACCATTCCTTCAACTTCGATGACACCACTTGGGAAGGACTGCGATCCTCCGGACGAAATCGTGGCTGAAGAAGAAACTAGTCCCGCTGGTGTTGATTGGGAAGCAGGTCTTCCTGTCCACTATCAGTTGTTTAGGCAGTTTGTACGTGATAAGTTTATTAAACACCCGAATGTGGTTGAAGGAGTCGATGTAACATCTCTGGCTTCTTGGGCGAACACTGGGTTCGATAGCAAAGGCGCCCCCATGGGCTTCGGGTTCAAAGAGGTTTATCAGCAGATCATCGGTCAGGTAATACAAAGTGCCGGGATTCAACTTACATACACAGATTTGTTCGACACAGAAACATTAAAGTTGGTGGAGATTGAGCCATCGAGCATGTCACCACGCGACTCTTGCGGCGAGAAGCCAAAGAGTGTTCTAGACTTAGAGAATACAGCAAAGAAGCCGACCAAGGATGCTTTCATGCAGGCATGCGTTGATCCGGTAAAGGAAAAAGAGACAGGCAAAAATGCTCTCAAGCAGGCGGGACTGATGGGCTGTGTTGAGGTCACCGTTCGAGTATACGTTATTGATGCGCTTCTTCGCTCCATTTTTCCGCTATCCGAATACGATGTAAAAGATTTTGATACTGTGTTCTTGCAGCAGATTGCCGATAAGATTGATAAAGAAATGAATATGCTTGACCCGAATTACGCAGCAACGTTCATGGAACAGCTTCAAGAAAATGTTCGGTCCATGTGCGAAGCTGCCAAGTGTAAAGACGAACCACTGACCGACCCTATGACCGGCGAAGAGATAACAGATTGCGATAGCTTAGATGGACTGATGTATCTGATTAAAAAACATCTTGTGAGCGTGGCACCAATCCTTAATGAAAAGTTTGGAACTTCTACGCCAAACCTCGCCAAGCGCATGCAGAAGGACTGGCTAACCGTCCTCCCTCTGCCTGAGTATCCCATTCCAGACGATATGGATGTATCTGGCATGCTCTCTCAAGCTGATTTGCTGACCACGCTGCTTATGAATCCGAGACCTGAAGTCGCAACCGATGGCTTCCAAACATATTATAGCGGTCCAGCACCTGCCCCAGCAGATCCTGAAGCACCTGAAAGTGGTACATCGGAAGAAGACACGGACACGCCACCAGAGACCCTGATCTGGACTCCGATGGATGTGACATCAATCAATGCGGGAGAGAGAATCAGCCCATTCCTTCCGGATAACATTCCGCTGCCAAGGATGTTCAGCTTTACGGCAACAGACTTCAGCAGCACAGACTTACAATACGTCGGTGGCGAAACGCAAGTAATGGATCCAGAAACTGGACTTCCAGAGACCGATCCGGACACTGGCTTACCTACTGGTGCCACAATAACCCTTGAAGCGCGCTGGCAACAGATCAGCCCGGAAGATGCTACAACATCCTTATTCGGCTCAAACACGGTTAACAGTGTCTATTATAGTCTCACAAATAACTGGCATTACCCGGGACACGCTGTTTACTTTACACCGATATCCCACCCGACAACAACGGAGGTTCGCGGCGGTCTTTATCTAGAAAAGTTTATTAAAGTTGGAGATGAATACTGGCATCCCGGCAACTTCCAAGAATTCCTTGAGAGGCTGATTGCTGCTGTGAGCACGGATACGCCTGATATGATGGCTATTGCAGCTTTGACAGCGTATACAATAACCGAAGCTCATTACGGATTACGGCTCAGTTATATGTACCCGACCAATGGCAAGGATGGTAACAATCTTGTTGAGGGCGGTGATGCATCGAAGTCTATGGTCACATTACTCAACTCTATGTTCGGAACGACTGGAGACATGATGATCCCTGATATATCGAGAACACAAGGTTCGTTTCTGCAGTTGGAAGGGGTCAACTTTAACGTCGAGGAGAACGCCAGCGTTCCTATGCCGTCCACCACAGCAAGCGAAGATTCCGAAGCTTCTAGCGAAACGGACTCTGGAACTGCGATCGAGGAAGAAGCAGAGGATACAACAGAAATGGTAGATGTAACTGCTATTCGTACGTTCCAAGAGCGTTTTTACAATATATCGATTCCTTTGGTGGAAACAACGATTTCTGCGGGGAACCCCATCACTGCCGCTCTTGAAGAGACTTTGGGAGACACTATGGATGCTGCCGACTCTGCCATGGAATGTGAGCCTTGGGACGTGGAATGTCTAGAGAGAGCAGCCCGCGCTGCAGTTTCAGCAGTTTCAGATTTGGAAGCCATGGCTACAGGATATAGAGACGCAATCACAGCAACCCCGCCAGACTATGAGGCAATCGCTGCCATGGTCGCGTCGTATGAAACACCATGGACAAACGCTGAGGTTGCATTAGACAACAAGCTGAAGGATTTGAAAAAGAAACTAAGGAAAGAAGATGACTGGAACTTCCTATTCAGGAAATGCTTCCGCCAAAATGATATTATTACAAACTTGTGGAACTACAGCGCAATGATGACAGAAGTGAGCGTCCCGGGAATCGACATGTCTTTCGCCTCTACAAAGGAAGAATGTCGTAATCTTTTTTGGACCCTGTATCATGATATCGGCACCGGTGGCGATGGCTTCTCCTTCGATGCATCGAGCCAATCAACGTCAATGGAGATTGCCTCAGTCAACACAGATACCGATGGCGGTGGCTTGCCCTTGCCGATTAAAATGGCATTAAATACAATTCCTATGCTTTTTAAGGGAATATGTGAAGCAATAGATCCGAATATCATGATTGCGAAACTAATTAGAGTAGCTGCTGATGGCGACCAAGGAGCAATCAAGAAGTTTCCATCAACTTTGATGGCTTTGCCCTTCAACTTGATTCCACCTCCGCCGTTTGGACCGGGCATCGGACCACCGATTACCCCGCTTGGCTTAGCATACTTAGCTTTAGGAGCACTGACCCCAATGGAAAAACACAACATGCGAATGGGTAAGTCTGGCGTCATGGTACCACCACCACCCGATGGGACCGGCGAGGACGCAGATTGCAATCCCGACGAAGGGGAGGCTGATGAATAATGGCAGAAGGACTATCACCAGTAGCACCGCTGACTATTGATTCTAAAGACGGAATCAAACTTAACAAGAATTATCATGATCTAGTGGTTCAAAACTTGAAAATGCTTTTACTGACTTCGCCCGGGGAAAGGATAATGATTCCTGACTTCGGTTGCGGCGTAAGGAGATTCCTCTTTGAAGTGGATCACCCTTCTACTTACGGCACACTTTCAGGCATAATTTATAAACAAGCCGGTCGCTGGCTACCGTATTTAGAAATACTAGATATTAAGTTCGCTTCCCAAGGCTTGGGGCACGACACAGTGCCGGATAATACTATTCAGATTAAAATTATTTTCAACATCAAACCCTTGAATCGTCGCAGCGAGCTTGAAGTGTCAGTAAGTTGAGAAAGAAACTACTTATTATTTGCAGGAGATACATATAAATGGCAAAATGGGATGACGAGAGCAAACAGGTTCCAATCAAGTATACCGCGAGAGATTTTGGCAGCATTAAGGCAGAGCTAACAGATTATGCCAAGCGCTACTATCCTGATACATACAAGGACTTTAGTGAGGCATCTTTTGGTGCAATGATTCTGGATAGCGTTGCCTATGTTGGTGACGTATTATCCTTCTACTTGGACTTCTCAGTTAACGAGATGTTCCTTGACAGTGCTCTCGAATACAATAATGTTATTCGATTGAGCCGCCAACTAGGTTACAAGTTTAAAGGAAAGCCGAGCACATATGGCATTATTACATTATACTGTCTTTGCCCTGCCGCTACAACTGGTCTGGGTCCGGACACATCTTACCTCCCTATCGCTTTGAAGGGTAGCCAGTTCGGTTCAAAGGGTGGCGATGGGTTTGTGCTAACTCAGGATGTGGACTTCGCTCACTCGTCAAACGAAGTTGTCGTCGGTCGCGTTGATGAGAACGGCGCCCCTACCTATTACGTCGTACGCGCCAGAGGAAGTATTGTATCTGGGGTCATCGCACGTCAAGAAATAAACATTGACGGCTTTAAAAAGTTCCGTAGAATCGAGTTGGTTGGTAACAACGTAGCAGAAATCCTTCGGGTTCGTGACACAGAAGGTCATGACTATTATGAGGTAGACTACTTGTCACAAGACGTGGTATATCGAGAAGTGCCGAATCTAGGAGTTCACCGCAACAATGTTCAGGCGATTATGAAACCTTTTGCAGTTCCACGTCGCTTTGTAGTGGAAAGAGACCAACTAAGAACATACCTTGTATTTGGCTACGGCTCTGAGAGTGAACTCAAAGCCGGCTCCGTTACTGGAGACTTATTAGACCCAGCAAACGTTGTCATGGATCTCCACGCCAGAAACTATATCACAGACACTTCGTTTGATCCAACCAATCTTATCAAGAGTGATAAGTTCGGCGTTGGACCTTCTAACACTTCTCTTAAAGTACAATATAGAGTTAACACGACTAGTAGTCCAACCGCTGCCCCGAACTCAGTTACTCAGATTAAGAATCTTAAAGTTAAATTTGCCAATCGCGCCTCTTTGAGCGAGACCAAAGTTAATGATATTAAAGGCTCGTTTGAATGTTCAAATGATGAGCGCGTTGTCGGTGATGTTTCGCTCCCAAGCGTAGACGAAATCCGTCGTTTAACCATCGATAACTATGCGACTCAAAACCGCGCAGTAACGAAAAAGGACTACCAAGCCCTGATCTATTCTATGCCCCCGCAGTTCGGAGCGATTACTCGCTGCAACGTTTTACAGGACACAGATTCGTTCAAGAGAAACCTTAATATTTACATTATTTCCGAGGATGAAAGGCGCCGATTTGTTCCCGCCAACGGAGCATTGAAAAACAATTTGAAAGTTTGGCTAAATGAGAATAGAATGATTAATGATACTATTGACATTTTGGATGCAAAGATTGTGAATTTTGGTATTGAATATGCCATCGTTGTTGAAGCGGGCAAGAACAAATATGATGTCCTCTCAAAGTGCTCAAAAGTTCTGAGGCGCCGGTATCGCCACAAGCATGATATTGGCGAGCCTTTGGAGATTACAGAAGTCTATCGCACTCTTGGCAGAATCGATGGAGTTTCGGATGTTGTTGATGTTGATGTTACTAAAAAGATCGGCGATAAATACTCCGACGTTCGTTTCGACTTTGAGAAGCAAAAGACCCCAGACGGTCGCTTCTTGGTGACACCCGAGAATGTTGTTCTGGAGATCAAGTATTTGTTTGAAGATATCAAGGGAGTTACAGTCTAATGGGCATTAAAAGATATACTGCGTTTGCAGACACGACTATCACGAATGCTTTCAAGGCAAACATGACCTCACATGCGACTGGCTCAAACATGGGCGCAGCAGACAGTATGGAGATCTTTCATATTTATGGACAAGCGCAGGGAACATCTTCCGAGAACTCTCGCCTATTGGTCAAGTTCCCAACAGACAACATCACTTCAGACCGCTCCGGCGGCTCATTACCTGCTAGCGGAAACGTTTCATTTTACTTGCGTATGTTTAATGCGGTTCATCCCTTTACGGTGCCTACAAACTTCACTTTAATGGTTAAAGCGATCTCTAGAAACTGGGATGAAGGCACCGGCATCGACGCAGACTCTTATACCGATTATGGATATGCCAACTGGACTGCGGCACAAAGCCAGTCCAGCGGCGTGACAGCTTGGACAGCCCCCGGCGGCGACTATCAAACCAGCTTGGTCTACTCTACCAACTTCATCGATGGCACGGAAGACTTGGAAGTTGATATTACAGGCATGGTTGAGTACTGGCTAGCCGACACTTACACAAACTATGGTGTCGGAGTCATGCTATCCTCTAGCCACGAAGTCGCATCTAGCTCCTATTACAGCAAAAAGTTCTTTGCAAGGTCAAGCCAGTACTTTTATAAGCGCCCCGTTATCGAGGCTCGCTGGGATTCTGCCGACAAGGACGACAGAGCAAACTTCTTCTACAGTAGTTCTTTGGCAGAGGCAGACGATAATAAAAATACGCTCTTTTTATACAACTATGTCAGAGGGCAGTTAAAGAACTTGCCTCAAGTGAGCGCGTCTCACGGAGAGGCTGGCGGCACTGGAAGCGTATATGTTCATATGTACTCTGGCTCTGCAGACAACTCCCAGCCGGCAACCAATTCTTTGATTCAAGTATCCGTGTCCGACGAGATGTCCTCATCCACTCCAGCTACTGGAAGTTGGGTCTCAACAGGCGTCTATAGTGTGGATGTCTGCATGACTGCAGCATCAACTCCTGTAAATAGATTGTTCGATGTTTGGTGTACAGGGGAGGTCGATGGCACCCAATGGCATACAGGCTCCATCTACCCAGAACTGCTGGAAGCTTCCGACTACAATCCCACGCCCATACATGTAACAAAGATTACTAACCTTAAGGCGACTTACCACCCAGATGAAACAGCTAGATTCAGGCTTTTCGTTCGCGAAAAAGGTTGGAGCCCATCTATTTATTCTAAGGCAACCGCTACAATCCCCAATTTGAGTATTGACAGTGGCTCCTTCAAGATTTACAGAATTACAGACGATTATGTAGTAATCCCTCACGGCACCGGTAGCACCATGGAAACACAGTTATCATTCGATGTCTCAGGCAACTATTTTGACTTGGACATGGAACTACTAGAACCGGGCTATGGATACGCTATCCAATTCGCATATTATAACGGCGCACTCAGCTCTTATGTGGAGCAACCAGAGGCGTTTAAGTTCAGAGTAGAGAAACATGAGTCTTAAAGATTTATTTGAGAGTACAAAAACAACACAATCCAGCAGCGCTGACAAGGTATCATATGAAGCCGAGTCTGAGGCGTATGTAGAAGCATATATTGTTGATAAGAATACCTTTGTACCCTCAGTGGATTTTTCGACTGCCTCTAACTTCGCCAGATACGGCTCTGCTGAGAAATATTATACTGACAGTATCGAGCGGATCACAAACACTTATCCTTACGACGGATCCCGCGCAGAAAAGGTAGAGTTTCAAAACTCGTCTTCTTATCTAGATCGTTGGATATTCGAGAATCGATACCCGAAATCAACAGGTTATGTTTCTCTTGGTACCACCTCTGGTTCAGGCGACTGGCTCAGCATGGTCAGTTCTTCGGACGAGACTGTTGGCGGCTATGGTATGCCAGACACTACCAGCAATAATATCCTTGAGTACATCGAGATTAAGGCTGGTCCTCACACCGGTTCGGCTGATCGTACGTTTGAGACTCACGATGTAAGCTCAAAAAAGCTTTTCACATTTTCCAATGTTTATGACTCAGGCTCAGCCAGAGAATACAACATGGAGTTTGACCTCCGGACAGGCGTAACCGTTGAGTTCTGGCTCCTTAAAAATGATTTCTATACTAGCAAGACCGAACGCGAAGTAATCTTCGACCTTTGGAACAACGAGAACTCATCTTCAGCCGGCTATGGTCGATTAATGATCGAGCTTACGGGCGGCGCCGATGCAGGCTCAGCCATCAGGTTGACAGCCCAATCAGGTACGTCGGGATTCATCAATCAGCCCATCGCGACCATCACCCCATCAGATGTTGCTGACGGTGTTTGGAAACATTATGCTATTACTCTTAAGAATGATCCGGACGATGACGGCGTTAACGCAAGATTGTTTGTCAACGGACAAGTCAGCGGTTCTTCAAAGCTGGGTTCTGCAGCCTTAGGTCGAGTCACCGGCTCCATTACCGCAAACTTGGGCGCCCTACGTGCTCCACCCTCCGGCGCCACAGGGTATTACGATACGACAACGATTGCCAAGGGCGGAGCAAAGCTTTCAGCTTCACTGGACGAGTTTCGTTATTGGAAGCTTGTCCGTGATGCCAAGCAGATTGGAAGATACTGGCACACTCAGATCGCCGGCGGAACCAACACTGATCTATCCAACGTTGGTCTCGGAGTTTATTATAAGTTCAACGAAGGTGTTATGCATACGGCTAGCCGTGATGCAACGGTTCTGGACTATTCTGGTCGAATCTCAAATGGTTGGTGGCGTGGTGGTGTAGCAGAGGTTAGAAATACTGGCTCTGCTATGACCTCTGGTAGTCACAATGGCTATGAGTTCCACGATCCAATTATCTACAGAGCACACCCAGAAGTTTCTGGTCTCCGTGGCGAGTTAGCCGCATCCGGCTCTACGCATGATAACCTTAATCCTTCTAAAATAGCTGCTGGTTTCCCGTCTTGGACATCTGAAGAAGGCGCCGAGGAATCTGAAACACTGAGTGAATTGACTCAGATTATGGGTAGCTACTTCGATAAACTGCATCTGCAGATTGAAGCGATGGGTAAGATTAAAGAACGATATTCGACAGCTTACACCCAGAATGCACATTCGGCTAGCTACAAGCCCATCCCATTCGCAGACAAGCTTGTTTCACAATTTGGAATCGCAACACCGGAACTGCTGCAAGAAGCAGAATTCATTGAGAACTTCCTACATCGCAACGAAAAGAAAGAATATGCTGAGACATTGGCAGATACTCGAAATCAGATTTACACCAATATCTACGCCAACTTGCTCTACATTTTCAAGTCAAAAGGAACCGAGAAGTCTTTCCGCAATATGTTACGGTGCTTCGGAGTTGATGATGAACTCGTAAAGCTTAATGTATACTCTGACCAATCGGATTATGTGTTCAAAGATAACCGGCGCAGTACATCGAATAAGACAAACTATGTAAGTTTCTCACATCCAGACCGCTTCCAAGGAACGGTTTATCAAGCGATGTCTATGTCTGTAGACGGTGTATATGACAACCCTCATGCAGCAGCTTATATTACAGGCTCTGCTAGCGGCAGCGCCTTTGGTGCATACAACCCGCAGACCATCGAGTGCGAAGTCTTCTTCCCGCTGAAGGACGAACCAACTGATAGCACTACATGGTTCCAAGACTCATTCTTTACTGCATCTTTGTTTGGCGCCATGGGCACGGTTGAGAGCACCACTGATACTAGGTTCCCAACCGACGACGGCGTAGACCTCCGCGTTATGGCAATCAAGGACAGGTTAGAATCTAAGAGAGCATACTTCCAACTATCTTCATCCAACTTGGGCGTGCTGACCTCTTCATATTATGAAGACATTTATGACGATACGAGATGGAACTTTGCAGTCAGAGTCAAGCCCTCGAAATACCCATGGCAAGATCAAGTTAGCGGATCTTCTAGTGCCGCAACAGCAGCAATCACCACTACGGGTGGACCGCTCACCGGTGAGACTTTTACCCTTACAGATGCTGCAGGACTTGCAGTAGGTTTTATATTTAAGCGCGCTGTCACAACCGTAGATGGCACCAAAGATGGAGATAATGTAATCATTGGTGTTAATGGTGCTCTAGGTAGTGCCGCATCAGTAGGAGAAAGAATTAGAGATGCTATCAACGCATCCGATGTTGCAATCGCCGCGACTGAACAAACCGGTCCATTGCGAATAACACTCACCCAAGCAGCCCATGGTACTGCAGGGAATACGTCTATTGATATGAGTGGCGTCACAACTGTCACTGCAACCAGCTTTAATGCCGGTCTTGATAACTCGTTTGATGTTGAGTTCTACGGCGTTAACATGTTCACCGATTTGGTACAAAACGAGTTTAGTGTTTCCACTACCGTATCAGAAGCAGTTGGTAAAACTTTCTTGTCTTCGTCCAAACGATGTTACGCCGGCGCCCTACACCAAGACTTTACTAGCTCAACTGTTCTTCATTATTCCAACGTTGATGTCGGAAATCTCCGTTATTGGATGAGTTATATACCGGATAATGTCGTTCTTGCACACGCGATGGACGAGAGCAACTACGGTACCACCAGCCCATACGAAAATGCATTTGTATATCAGTCTGCGATGAGTGGCGTTTATGTGCCACAACTTGCGACTTTGGCGCTTCACTGGAACTTTGATAATGTCACTGGATCCGGAGACAGCCCGACCACCGCACTAAACACTCAAGATGCACAGTTCATTGTGCATGATATGTCTTCCGGATCAGCGGACCACGGCGACCGATACAAGGAAGAGTTCAGCCCACAAGTCAGAATGCAGCACCTAGGTATCGGTGATTTCTTCTTGGACAACAAGACGAACGTTGTTAACACGCGATACATCCCTACTGCTAAGATGGTCTTACCAGAATATCTGTACAGCAGCGATATGGTCGAGATTCGCAGACGTGACGATGAGTTCTTCACCAGAGAGACACGACCATCAAAGGTTGTTTACGCGCTCGAAAAGAGCATGTACCAGACCATTTCGGAAGAAATGATCAATATGTTCGCCACACTTAAGGACTTCGACAACCTCATCGGCGAGCCGGTTAACCGATACCGACACGAATATAAGGACTTGGCGAAACTTCGTCAACTGTTCTTTGAAAGGATTGGCAACACTCCTGACTTGGACAAATACGTTGACTACTACAAATGGGTTGATGGCGCTGTCAGTAGGTTCTTAGAGCAGCTTATGCCTGCCTCCGCCTACTCTTCTGAAGGTTTGAGAACGATGGTCGAGAGCCATATTCTGGAAAGAAACAAATACCAGACCAAGTTCCCTTCAATGGAATTCCACGGTGATCCTCCGATTGCAGGCGCCGAAGGTATTAATAAACTTTTGTACGATTACCAACGTGGTCGTGCCCCTCTTCCGAGGGATATCCACTCGATCAGTTCAGTTGAAGTAGGTTCAACCGGCTCTGCTGAGATGATGGACGACAACGAGAACTGCTTATGGTGGAGTCGCCGAGCAGATCGTGAACATCCGATTCTAGCTGCGACTGCTTTGCGTGCGACAAGCGGCAGCGCTAATGATTTGCACCACTCTGGTACGTTAGCTTCTCGCACCGGCATCTTTAGTGCCAGCGCACAAACATTTAATAGACAGTACACGACTCCTTATAAATATTCTGTACACAGAAGCACCATCATTCATGGTGGTATCAACTACGATGACATTAAGAAGTTGGATTATGTTTATCCGGCTACAGTACCGTTCTCTCCAAGACCCCTTGATTATCATATCTATGGTGGTTTCCCACTTGGCTATTTGCTGGCGAAGGACATGGACAAGGACGCATCACCGAGCGCAAGTCTTCCCAACTGTGATACTCCCACATCCAGTTCATACGGTGGCGTTGTAAAACGAGAAGGTTATAAGGTTATTGATGGCTGGGAAACTTTCAAGTCAAACGCTGGTGGGCAATATGTTGCCGGCGGAGCTTATACTCCAGACTGGGGATCCGGGTCATACACCACATTCCGTGGTAACTTGGTCATGCCCTTTAACGTTATTTCTTCTAGCACCGAGGATGTTAACGCAGGCTACACCGCATTAATCAATCAAGAGTTAACTGTATACACTGGCACTGGCATAGCAATCACCAGCACTAGCTCTGATGGGACTTACACTCACAAGATTGGGCAAGCTTATTTCGACCCGCCATCACAGATAACTACGAAGGTTGGTGGTCTCGGTCGAGGTGTTAACTTAGTTAACCTTCACACAGACACATACGGCGAAGACAAGGAACTACCTCTGCAGGGTCCGTTTACTGAAAAGTATGTTGGAGGTCGAAGGTACCGACACGCCGACGTTAACGACGGAACGCACACAATTCAAAATCGAGAAGAAGGTTTCTTGATGCTCATAAGCACGGCTATGAGTTATTCAGACGGTGTTATTGACGCAACTTCTGGTGGCGTTGGTTTGGTTGGTCCAGACTATCCATACCCACATGGTCCTTATCCTTTCGCGCAAGGTGACGCTACTAACTGGCGACCGATTGGCGGTAGATACTATCGCGATGAAACCGCGAAGAGACCAGTTAACATCAGAAACATTCAGATGAAGACGGCTTCTGCGGGAGATTATTATCTTTACCCAGAAACACAAAACGTTGGTCGCCACAAGGTTGTAAACATTTACGCTGGCAACTCAAAGGGTGTTACTTGGCCAGCCTCCGGAGATGCGGCTGGTGATGTTCTTTATGTCAGCGCATCCATCTACGGACCATACACCGCTGTCACCAACACAGTGCGGCATGTTCACTCGGAGACTCCTGACTACTCTAGCAACCCATTCTACTTCTCAGGCAGCAATGCCAAGTTCACGTACTCTACATGGCTGTGGATGAAGGATGACGGCACAAACCGCCGCCTCATCACTATGGGCAGTGCTAAATATGGACCTAGCGGCGAATATGGCGGCTGGACAATCGACAAAACGGCTAACGACTTCTTGTCGATTCGGCTGCCAACAACTTCCGATGCTCTGCAGGAACAAGGACAAACGACATATGGTCGCCACGCTCAGTGGGTTACAGCCACAGGCTCAATGACACTTAACAGTGATGAAAGCGGCTCATATCTTACAGACAATGAGGGCTGGTGGCACTTAGCAGTTACTTACGATGCGACTCAGGGCGGTACTTCCGGCTCAGACGGCTTTGAGATTGACACCGACGCGAAGCCGAAAGTCTATCTTAACGGTACGGAGCAGACTGTAACGACCAACATCGCACCCGCCAAGTTTGTCATTGAAATGACTTCTTCACACGCCTTCCGCAAAGACAGTTCAAATAATGCGCTTAATATCGCCCCGGCAGTCGTAATCGGCGGAAATATCAGCGCTCCAGCATCATATGAGTTTAGTGGCTCAATAGACGACATTACCATTTGGAATCGACCGCTATCACAAGGCGAAGTCCGAGAACTAATGGG